TAATCTTTGTCTTGTAGAAAAGTGGGGTTCCATCAGGATTGATTGCACCTGGATGAATAGAAATATTTTCGTATTTTTCTAGAACCGATAGTGGGGTTCCTGTGAACTTACCTGCGTAATCAATAACAACCATGTGGAACCCATCGTTTTCTGATATTCCGAGTCTTTCCGAATAAGCAGAAGATGATGGCTTTCCGCTAAACAAACCAGCCCACTGCCAACTTCCGAAAGTTGCACCTTCGCCTGTTCCAGTTGCTGAAGAACCACAAACATCTACCCACAACGAGTTGCCTAATTCGCCAGGATAACGACCAGCAAAAAGACCGTTTGTAGCAACTGTTCCTGATGAAGGTGCAGCATCTACAGTTTTTACCAAAACTGGAGTTTTTGTGCCCATTGTTGCATTTTTAGCAGCGGTGTCGTCAACATGACGAACAACCTTTAGATTGCTACCGTATCCAAGATAGTTATAAGCGGTAAACCACCAGTCGGCGTTACCATCTCTTGGCATTCCGAATAGGGTTCCTAGTTCTTGAACACTACTGATTGTAACGGGCAACCCCACAGGGCCCCATTCAAACAATCCTGCCATACCTGCGGCAGTTGTAGCCACAGTAGGAACGATTGTTGTTAGATCTTTTTCTGTTACATTTACGCCTGGACTTAATTGGAATGCCATCTATCGTTCTCCTTGTTAGGAAGTATAAAATTAAGGTTTCAAGGTGTATTTAGTAAAAACAGTTATTAGAATCAAAACGCAGAACTGTCACCATTTGCAAAGCCACCACCATCAAAAACCCTTTTCGGGCCCTCTCTACCAAGATCAATTCTATCCTGTTCTTCTGAGTCTAATTCTGTGCTTAAAAACCCAAATGGAAGCAATTCTTCCTCTAGTTTTTTAATTTTTTCTTCCATTAGTTTTTTGCGAATATTGGTGTTTACTAGATCACGAAAGTAAGACTGAGTTGACAGCCAACAAAACAAAACCATACACGAAACCAAGTCATCATTATAACCCTCTGAGGCTGCGTAGGATGACTTGTGAGACACGAATGTAGACATTTCGGATACTAGGTCAAAATCGTTCAAGATTACCTTGTCGCCTTCTACCATTTCCTTTAGAATTAAACATCCAGTTTTCTTTACCTGATTTGACATCTTTACGCCATATTGAACTCGTCCTACTCCGAATCCTGTTGCTCGTTGTCCCTTTTTACCCTTGATGGTTGTTGTAATCAAATTTTCATATTCTAATTCTTCGTGCATAATATCCGATACCTGTTGACCCGTATCGTTGGTTTCCACCAAAATATAAGCATTGTTATATTTTTGAGCAACTGTTGTAATCATATTTGGTAGTAGCATCACAGGCATCGTATTGTTTCTGAATTTAGCCACCACAGTATACGGCATTTTGGTTACATCCAAAACTATAAAAGCATGGTAGTCTAAACCAACTGCTCTACAGGTGTCTACAGTTATAGTGTATGTGTGTTCTTTTTCAGGCTCTTTGTATACTGTCAATCCATCTCTTGTTGTTAATTTTGGATCTTCATAAACCAAAGATGACAGTTTGCTAGGAGTTACAAGGGTATCCTCTGATCCCAAGAATTCACATTCATACTCGGCTAGCCACAGACGCTCAGATCCCAAAGCCTTCTTTGTGGTTTCTTTCCATTTTTCGTCTCTACCTGGAACCTCCCACCATTTAACTTCCACGGCTTTATAAGGATTTCTGCCTGCTAACGCATCCTTCCAAATCTTGTAATACATGTTCATACCCTTGGGAGTAGACACAATTACAATTTTAGAAGTTTTACCTGATGAAATAGTTGGATATACCGATGCAAAGAATTCGTCGGCTATGTTATTGGGAACGAATGCAAATTCGTCCAACATGATGTAGTTGAACGAGTCACCACGAACAGCGGTTGCTGAAGTGGATGATGCAATAATCTTGGAACCGTTTTCAAACTTGATTGAAGTTTTGTTCCACTCCACCACGCCTTGTTTCATCCACATAGGCAGGCGTTCATATGCTAGTTTGATACGATCTAGAATTTCTGTTGCAGTCTTCTGTTTGTTGGCTAGAACGGCTACCTTATAGTCGGGAGTAAACTGAGTCATGTGTAGAATATCGCCTGTTACACATGAAGTCTTTCCTGTTTGACGAGGAAATTTACAGATGGTGAAGCGATTTTCACGAACTTCTTTAATGAATCGTTTCTGAAAGTCGTAAAGATCAAATAGGATTGGGCCTTTGTCTAGCGAACGAATGTAAAAATAATTAGTGAGAAAGTAACCCAAGTCTTCAGAGGATTTAACATACTCTTCCATCTGCTCGGGAGTATATTCAATCTTAACTCCAGGCCCTTTAAGCAGAGCGTTACCAAGATATGCAATACCTGTTTTAGGAGGCATCTATAATATCTCCTGGTGGCAATTCTTTGGTTGCTGTTTCTAAATCTTTTCGTGCGCGAAGGAACCGCGATAGTTCAGCAGTATTTCCCACAAAAATATTGTTGTTTGTCGTGGTAACACTACCTCCCGTTTTAACAGGATCATCACGCTTAATATCCTTGAGTTGTTTGTGTAGATGCATCAGTTTATTGTTGGCTTCAAGGGTTGCTTGAATTAATTGAGCAGCCACTTCATATGCTCTAGAACTTTGTGTTTCTTGAGCAACTTGAAGAACACCTTGAATGGCATCTTCCGACTGAATAATAACTCGCTTTAGATTATCACGAACTTCACGATAATCGCGGTCAGCATCCGCATTTCCTGTTAGAGAGGAAGATATTTTAACAGGTTCTGATACAACGATCTTGTCACCTTTGTCTGGTATTTTTTCTCCAAAAATAGCAGCATTCAAATTCATATCAACTTTTGATTCACCATTCATATAAACTCCTATCAATCATTTAGAGGAAATTCAGTAATAGACTCCTGTGCAGTTGGCCCATATGGAACATAATCTCCAGCGGTAACACCTTCGTTTGCATACACTCTGATAGTTGCAGCAGTAGCACCGGTTGTTTCATCTCCCACAATAATATTAATTCCACCAGTGCTTGTTCCTCCACTTGCTCCTCCTGGATTAATAGAAACTCCGCCAGTATCTGTAATAACTCCAAGTTCTTTGATTGGGCCATACAGATAAAATTTGGAAGTAAATGAGAGATTAGCATAAGTTAATTTTCTAAGATCGTAGCCACCATAAGATCCATCATCTCCCTCACCTAAAACACAATTCTTGAAAACTATTGGTACATTTACATTAGTATCAAGTTCATTCATTCTAAGAGAAACTGTATACTCTGGTTGAAAGTACGGCAATATTTGCTCTATTATTTGTAAGGCATCTTCTGTGTTCTTGGTCATAATCCCAAGATTTATATCCATGTTATATGGAACTCGTTCGTAACGAGTTTTTAGAGTTGAAGTGTTTGCAGCATTAAAAAATACTGTTCTATTCATCGTGTTTAGTTTACGAGTTGAATCGTAATTCAAATTAGATAATTCAAAAGACAAACGAGGCAAGTAATTTTCTATTCTTACTTTTGTAGCATCAAAATCAGTTCCAATTCGTGCTAATCTACGAATGAATTTTTGTTGTGGGCCATAAGATATAGGAACCTTTATGCGTTCAACTTCGCTGCCCGCATCATCATAACGAGAAATATAAATGTCGTTGAACAACGCGCCAAACGCCACAACAATTTTTCTTATTGTTTGATGATAAAAGTGTTCAAACATTTATTAAGGTTCTCCGAATGGATGTTTTTCGGTGAAGTTGAAGTATTGATTTGCTTCGTCTTGTATTTGTTTGTTGCTATCATCAACAAAATCACCAAATTTATCCTGTATTCCTGTTACAATACGATATGAAGGAATACTATTATTATTTGTAATTTTGTATTGCTTGTTTACACTCGTCTCTGACCACTTACCGACGATATCAGAAAGAACAATAGTGTTTGGATTATTTGGGTTGAAGGATACCACAGTTGCTTTTGCGGTTGCGCTTTCCACAGAACCCGTAATTGCTCCATTTCCGAATTGGTATACTGTATCGCCTTTTGTAAAATTTCCTGTTCCACCGGTTGCTCCTAAAGAGAGGGTAATATTATAACCGTTGATGTCCTCTACCACATCTATTTCTGGGACTCCGGTATTCATCTTCTCCTCGCTGTATTGGAACAATTCGCATGTTAATTGGAAAGACAACAGTTTGCCTAATTGATAAAATGGATTTTCATGTTCTACAAACTTGATTTCAAACAATCCTTTATTCAAGGGCAAATACAGTAAATCACCTTCCATCGGTCTTTCCATTCCAGTTTCGCGCTTGAAACGCTTTCGTGAAACTGTAAATTTCACACTGTCCCTAATTTCAAACCCAAATTTGGTGAAAGTATCCCCGCCTTCAAAGGCAGTTGTAGTATCCATATACATTTCAATCATTTTGAAAGATGAGAATCTAGAGTAGGGTGCTTCTCCAAAAAAATCATCCCTATGAATCATTTTTCGGGGAAGATAATATATCTCCATCCCGTGAATTTTAATAGCCTCAACCGTCAAATCTTCTATCAGATTTTGCTCAGGTAAGTTCTTAAATTTATTGAAATATGGATTTAAAGCCACAGATTAACCCATCATAAAGTCGGTTGGCAACTCGTACTTCGCTACTATTTCTTTTTCAATTTCATCTACTTCGGTTTTTGCTTCTGATACAATTTTATCACCGTTAAAGGTGATATCGCCTGGAAGTTTAATGCCACTATACTTACTTAAATTGATACCCCATTGCTTTTTAATAAGAGCAGTAAGATACTTTTTCAACATGCGATCCTCGTATACTTCCGTATAGATTCTTGGATCAAGAATACGATACGCTTCAACAATAAAGTATTGACCAGGATTTACAAACTTCCAATCCATGTTTACATACAGTTTGTTGGTTACACGGCTAAAATTCACCATTTTCTCTGGCGACAGATACTGACGCAAAAGAGATAGGTACTGTTGTGTTAGATCGTACTGAACCAAGTCAATGGTTCCAAAGGTATACAAATCATTTAAAGCGTACTGATAGCGAACATCAAACATGCCTACAGACTGTGCTGTAATGTGAAATATCTTTGTTACACTTGTGATAAGGTCTTCTAGAAGAATATCAGCAGCGGTTGGATCTTCGTTGTTTGTGAAGTCTCTATCTGCTAATTGAAATCCTGGATTGTCGGCTTTAATTGAAATGTAACGATTGGCAATATCTTGAGGTTGAATTTGATACTTTAAATATACTTGTTCAACACCATCAAAATGATACTCGGAAAAGAAACGAATAGCATCATCAACGCGATCTTGAATTTGATCGTCGTCAACATTAACTTCAATTACTGGCGAACCTAAGGCTCGTAAGCAATAATCAACTAATTTCTGTCTCGTTCTGACTGAGGGCATTTGTGTTCTCCGAAGGATATTTATCCCTTATTTGTTTTCTTAATTTTTGAAGTTCACTAACACCAGAATCGGTTTTTGTCTTTTTCTCTATGAGATTTTCCCACATAGCCACAACCAGTTCTTCTATAGAAGGATATTCTAGTTTTCTTTTATCCGAATAACTTAAAATTTTCTTTTGAGTTAGTGCTGTTTTTATATCCTCAGAGATTTCTGCTTCTTCAGAATTAATGGATGTTTCTATAGAAAATGATAGTTTATTTAAATCATTTATTCGTTTACAGTATCTTTCACCATCTTGCCAAACACCAAATATTTTATACTGAGTCTCTTTGGTTTTAACCATTCTGTATGGTGTAGAACCATCATTTTCGTATTTTAAATATAGTGTGCCAATTGGTTCCGAGTAATTCGGTTCTAGCATCATAAAAGCAGATGCTCGGATTAATTTTCCGTCAATCAAAAAATCACCAGAATGTAGTCGTTCAAATTTCATTATAATGCTTGTGTTATTGGTAGAGTTGCATCTACTGTAGCCTCAGTTCCTTGAAGATTACCAGGGAGGTTGTAAGATTTTCTTCCTTTTCCAAGGTTCATTACATAAGATACTATACTTGATGATGATGGTACAGAAAGACCAACTTTCCCATTACCAACCTTAAAATACAAGTCTCCTGATGAATTTGAACTTACATTCAAGAATGGTTGTACAGAACTGTTTCCTGATGCCCCACCCGAACCTCCAATAGCAATTGAAGAAAGTCCTATTCCACCAGTTAATCCTATAGAACGAATATCACCTTCAACAACCAATTTAGAAGTTCCTGCATAGTAGAAGCCCGCTTGATATCCACTTGATAACAGTTGAGCATAACTATCACGAATTAATATCTCTCCAGTATTTACAAATCCTATAGTTGCATTGTTAGAAATGTTTGTAAATTTATTGCTGGTTGGATTTGCTTCAATTTCTACAGTTCCAAAAGACTTGGCAACAATAGCAAAATTATTAGAACTCATAATAGGTGCTTCAAGAATTACAGAACCACTTCTATCCGATTGAATTGCAGTTCCTTTGCATCTTGAGAACAGATTGTTTCTAGATTCAATAGAACCATTTCTTGTAGCGTATAGAGCACTTCCGTATTCGGGCCAACCGTAAAACGCCATATTGTCGCCGATTCGCACAAGACCCGATCCTGTGCTTACTACTGCTTTGGCTGCTTGTGATGAAGCAGTTGTTCCTTCAAAAGATATTACGAAAGGATCGCCCTGTGAGGAAAGACCCAAAGACAATTCACCCGAATTTACTAGATATCCGCTACAATCCGTGAAATTTACAGATACTGTATAAATGTCAACTTGTCGTAGATCATTAGAAGCACCACCAGTAATGTAACCGCTGAATACATCTGATCCACTAATACCAAACGGAACATCTGTGTATGCTCTAGCAATACCTGAACTTATAGAATCTATTTTGTAAATTCCGGCTAGAGATTGTGGGCCTGTTGCAGATGCTGTTAAAGTTAAAGCAAAATATTCAGGTCTAATGCCTATGTAATTGCCAGCAGCAACATTTAAAGTATCCATAAACACATCAACAACTAATCTATTTCTGCCAGTGCTACCGTAGGCTGTAGCCAAAAGACCCGCAGATAGTCCTGTAGGAATCTTACTAAAGAATGAATCTGAAGAAGCATACACATTCACCTTACAACCACTAACAATATTTGTTTTGGTGTTGGAGAATACAGAATTTTCAGAATCTTTAGTTAGAACAATATTTGTTTCTTTTGGTGGAGTGTGATAATTTGAACTATCGGAGTCTCTAACCGTATCACACAAAGAAATGTATCCGCTAGATCCCTTACAATTTCCACCACATGGTTGAGATGTTGCTGATATAGCAGAATTAAAATATCTCTTCAATGCGGGTATTTGCCATAAAGCATCAGTTTCTTCTGCGTATTTTGTACTTCCCCAATTTCCATCAAGATCACTTATAAATCTAGAGTATAGAGTTGGAGCATAAGGCGATGTTGAGAAATTGTGAGGTCCTACTGATCCTAAATCGGGTTCAGCATCTCCAGCAGGAGAAACATAAACGGTAGGGAATGTGCTTTGATAATATCCAGAAGTGCAACCGCAATTTCCAGTTGCTCCCCTACTTCCAGTTACACCTGCAACACCTTGAGAACCTGTTGCGCCAGTTGCCCCTCGTCCACCAACAGAACCTTCGTTTGCACTAGGCAAAATGGTTACAGAGTATAGTTGACCTAGTACAGGATTGCCAATTGTGGCTAATGCATTTTGAATATTTAATCTATAGTGAGTGGTGTCAATTCCTAAGCCATTTGCATTAACAACAGTATATGAAGGAGCGAGTTCATAAATTCTCAAGAAAGAAGATGAATTTACTACAGGTCTTATTACAACAATACCGGCTCTTTGGGTATTGTTATTAGTCATAACTGTTGAGATGTAATTTCCGACATTAGCAGAAGAATGCTCTACCGCACTAAGTCTTAGATATCCTCCCGAAGAAGCATAATCAAAAGAAAAACATCCATCAGGAATTGAAGAAACATTAGTATAAGTATAGTTGATTACACCTAATCCTGCTCCTGTTACACCGATAGATCCTGTTGGGCCAGTTGATCCTTGAATGCCTTGTGCGCCTGTTGCTCCACGAGCACCCTTGGGGCCAACTTCAATTCCAGGCTGTCCTTCGTTTGTTTTGTAACGAATAATCCAGTTTGCCACTCCGAATGGAGGCATGTTTTCGTGATCGTCGCCTCCTCCGGTAGCACTACTAAATGCTGCTTGTGCTTGTGGGTATGAGGACAGATACGAAGAAACATTTCCGTTTGTTGCTCCGATTAGATACGAAGCAGAGCCAGAAACTCCAGTAGAGTTTAGTAGTTGAATTGCATGGGAGTGAGATGGTAGTTCGTTTTCCGTCAAGTAATGAGTTTCTTCGCCACCAACATCTCCTGGCGTTCTTGACGATAGGCTTAATGCAGTTCCTGCACCAACAACTGTTCTGCCACGAAAATCAGGTAAGAAGAATTTGCTTGATGTGTATCCGCTTGCCTCACCATTCAACAGAGACTTCAAAGTGATTTGTGTTCCTGTTGTTAGGTTATTGAATGATGTACTTCCAGTAATACTACTCAAATATTTAAAGGTTACATTATTCGTGGTTCCTGTTGCAGAATACACTTGAACCACAGTTTGGTTAGTGCCCCAAACCATTTTATACACTTCATTGTTTAGAATAGAGTGATTTTTAGATGATCCAGGCCCTTCTGTTGGAGCATCATAAACCGAAGAGTTGAAGTAAACACTTGCGGTTTGTCCTGTTGTGGAGGAATTAGCAAGTCCTTGAATAGAATATTTTTCTCCAACTATATCGTATAAAGCGTTATAATATGATCCTGATTTTTCTAGAGAGTCGCCTGCACACACCAACCATCCTGCTGGCAAATCTGATCCACCACCAACATATGGAACAATTGATCCAACAGGGGTAAATAAACTTACTAGAGGGGTTGTGGATAGCGGTAGAGAATTTATAACAATACCACTATAACCAGTATAGGGTATGAGTATTGGTTTAATTAAACTAGATGTTGATGATGTGGAATAACCAGCAGTTATTCCACCAGTTACAGCATCTGAAAGATAGTAAGTGTTTCCTGTTACTAAAGGAAACTTGGTATATGATGATGTTGCTCCAGCAGGAAATTCAACATTTCCCTGATAGACTACAACAACATCACTACCATTTACAGATTCTACAATACCAATAATATTGGATTTTAAAATAGACGAGGCTATTCCTGCTTCCAAATTACCTGAACTGTTGACAAAAACCGCAGTTCCTGGCTGTAAATTGTGACCTGGTTGGGTAAAGGTATCCTTTAGCCCTACCTGACTTGCTGCTGACTGAACATAAATTGTAGATAACCTGTTGTATCTGGGCATTCATATCCCTCTCTAGAGATTGGTTCTAGGAGGTATTTAGCACAGAAATAAAGTCAGGTTATATTAAATTTACGATCCGACGAAAACCGTTGATCCGTTTACTATGGCTTCTGTAGCAAACTTTAGGTTTGCTTCAATTCTTTCCTTTTGATCTGGCGGGAACTTGTTTTCTTGCATAATCCTAATAGATGCTGATCTAGCCTCGTTATAATTTTCTGTCCAATAGGCAGAAATTGCGTATTCGTCTAGAATCATCCAATCGTAAACTGGTTGAGCCACAAACAATGCTCCTTCAGGATACTTAATCTTTGCTGCTATTTTTGAAAATCTATAAGCCTGGTCAAAGCGTCCTGATAGACGAGCAACTCTTGCCGCAGCCCACAAACTTTCCCCTCTCCAAGGAGCAACCTGATAGGCTTGCCAATATGCAGCAATAATATCATCAATTGAGTGCTTCAAGATTTCACGAATTCTACCAACTTGGAACAGACTGTAAAATACTTCTTCGTTCCAACCACCAAGAGAGGCTCGCTTCAGATACGCATCAAGAGACTTCTCCCATTGCTGTGAGTCACGATACGACTGAGCAAGATAGAAGTGATAACGATTAAAGTCTTTAGGATCAACCTCACCCTTAAGGGCTTCTTCAAAAGTCTCTGCATCATCTGCGTACTTCTTAGGATTTTGAGAACGAGCACCGTCTTGAATTGGAGTATTTGTAAAACCACGAGCAAAGTCGCGGGTCTTGATCTCATCATGGCAGTCCACATATTCATGGAGAACGCCACGGTAGTAGTACTTCAACTTGTTGCTAGTCAACTGAGGACGGTGATACTTTGTATTACCGTAGAATGCAAACACATTGTAAAGATCTGCTGTGAGACTTTCCTTGAACTTCTCAGGATCAAAGCCTGGATCATAAACAAGAACTTCATCTGAATCAATCATCAAACAATAATCATTGTCTGTTGCTCTGGCGAGTTCAAGGGCTTCAGTACGATTGTGACCGAAGTTTTTCCAAGAACGCTCATGTAATTCGCCAGGAATTCCTACATTATCAAAAAACTTCTTGATCTTGTCTTGAGTACCATCGGTTGAACCAGTATCCACAATAACCCAATAATCAATAACAGGAAGAATAGAAGCGAGACATCGTTCAATAACTCTAGATTCATTCTTCACTATCATGCATAATGTAACTTTCTTTTGTGCCATTTCAAATCTCCATTTATCTAATTATTTGTGAAACTTTTCTCGGTCTTGATACAGATCATCATCCGAGTCGTTGTTAGACCAACGCTCCATGATGTTCTGAGAATTTATTCTTTTTTTGTTTTTTCGGTTTTCTGCTTTTTTGTTTTTTCTAGAAATCCGATCATTCCAATCGCTCGTACCATCGTTACTCTTACCCATATCTATCATGCCTCCATAGGAATCTTCATAGGTTTGTTCAAAAAATTTGGATAAGCCTTGCATGCAAGGTCTTTAGATACTTCAGGAATATTCTTCAGTATGATATTTTCTAATATCTTTGATTCTGTTTTTCCTAAAGCCTCTAGCATTTGAATTAGCAAAATGGTCTTTCGTTCTTCTGCTAATTTATATTCTTTTAAGAATAGATAAAATCTTTTGTGTTCGGAATATAAAGAAGTATAAGCCAGTCCTTCAGGAGAAAGATCGGGGGTATACGGTGGAATGGTTTTGGTAAAAAATGAAATATTGGGATCATAAGCCCATCGCAAAGTATCTTCCAATGCTGGAGAATAATTTACCCGCAATAGATTTATTTTTTCAGACTCAGTTTTAGCCTGCTCTACTTTATGTAGAACTTCACTTACTAGCATTCTCATGGTAGTCCTTTTAATTATGTTGGTAACAGATGTATTTAGTATACTTATTTGTACACACAAAGAATAATTGTATCTTCGTTGGTTCTGCCACTTGCTTCCTTTTCTTCAGTTTTAAGGGCTTCAAAAGCATTCTTAAATGCACGAATGCCGATATCTCCCTTAATGGCGGATAAGAACTCTTTAGGCTTGCGAACCTTCTTGCAACGACTGCTCTTTGGGTCAAATCCACGAACAGAGGTTCCATCTACATCTAGACCGTCTACAGTTTCCGCCTCCAAAAGGGTAACAATACGGGTCTTTACATTAAATAAAACCACCTTGCTTGCACCAATTAAACGAGAGGGATGTTGTGAGGTGATACTAAATTCTGTATTTTCCTTCAGCCAGCGCATCTTCTTTACGCGCTCTATAGGCGGCTTACGACGCTTGGCACGACGAATAGGCGGTGCAGCCTTCTTTACCTGACGGAATGTGTCTACGAGGCTTGTAAGCCATTCCTGATACCGTCTAAGCAACGGCTTCTTAAAGAAAGAATATCCTTCTTTTAGTTGTTCGTCTGCCTTACCGCTAATCACAAGATTTATATCTTCGGTCTGACGCTCAAACCAATCAGCAATAATTCCAGACTGCATCGGCTTGATAGCCCGTTCTTTAATATACTCTTCGGGCTTCCAATCAATTTTTTCGCCAGACAGAATCTTGTCGGACAATAGTTCAATGTCCTCAATAAGTTCACGCACCTGTTCGCGTACATGATCCTGCACACTAGGTCTGCCTGCAATAGCCGCTTCCTGTTTAGTACTCTTACCCTTGGCGATAAGATGTGCTATACATTTTTTTAAATTGGCGATCTGCTCAGGCTGAAGTGAGGCTCCTAAAGAGAGCATCCGAGCCACAGGGCCTATAATCATGCCTGAGCGCAATCCATCCACCTCGTCAGGATAAATGTTTACATCCGACAGTTTTTTTACAAACCCAATGTTTGCAGCGGAATATTTATTTTTACTCATCCACTCTAGTACCCATTTTTTATAATCGGCTTCGTCAGCCATATTATGATACCATTGCACAGCCCTGCAATAATGCGTGGCTACACGGATATCTTCAGGATTTTTAGGAAGGTGATCCCAAGGTGGCTCATCGCCCCAATACTGTTGTTCAATTTTTTTGCTCATGGCGATACGATAATAGCATGGTTTTTTTCTCTGTCAACCCTTGACAAAACTTTTTGTTGTAGTATATTGGTTGCATGAAGCGTTACTTGGCGGCTTGTGGTCGCCTACCATTTTAGAAATTGTAAAAATGATTGAAGAAGTTTTGCCTACTGGTACTAAGGTTTGGGTTCATTCTATGGAACGAGCGGGTATGATTATCCGTATTGAGCGTGATTTGCGTAATGGCCCGCAGTATCTTGTGTCTATTCACGATCCTGAAAACATTGAAGACACACATCCATATATTCATCGGTGGGTTAAAAATACCGATCTTGAACCCACTAATAAGAGGAGCAAGTAACATGTCAATCTATAATCCTGACGATTTTTACGAACAATACAATGCGTTTCGTCCCGATCCTGACGAGGATAATTATGATGACGATCAGCATCAGGAACACGAAGAAGAAAATGATTTTTCTCACAATCCTGATGAGCCTGAGTATAGTGAAGAGCAGATGGATGAAATTGAAGAAGAAGATCCAAACTTCTATTTTGATGACGAAGACGACGGTTCCGTTCCTGATAGGGACGACGACTAAATCACGGGTGTGATTCTTACCACATTAGCCTTGCTTCGGCAAGGCTTTTGTGTTATATTGGAGACAACATGATACGCAATATCGGATACGCCTGTGTAAATCTAACGATGAACCAAGGCTTGAAAAAGAAAGATCAGATTACCACAAGTAGAACCTTGCGGATGTCCAACTTTAGTTTGGA